GATGTGAACTCGCTGATAGTCGGCCTCGGTCAACGACTCGGAACAGGACTTATGTCTAAAGAATCCGCTCGCGAAGCCGACCCGCTTATCAGCGACCCAGACCTAGAACATGACCGCATCATCTCGGAAGGAGTTGAATCTGCTTTACTTACAAGTATTCAGCAACAGGCTGCGGACCCTAATGGTCCGTATCAGCCAGAAGATTTGGCATATCTAACCAAACTCGTTGTCGAGCAAGATGTGCCGTTGTTTGAGGCTGTGCGTCGCACCGATCAACGTGCTAAGGATCGTCAGGCAACACCTGCACCGCAAGGTTCACCTGAAACAATGCCAGGTCTAGGTATGCCAGGTATGGGCATGGAACAACCAGCAGGTCCACCAGCACAAGCAGGTCCACCACCTATCGGTGATCTACTCGCACAACTAGGAGGGTAAGTGAGCGACATTCAAGCAGGAACAAACCGTGTAGCAATCCAAGCTGCAACAGGTCAAACCTACGGTAAAGCAACAGAGCAAATGAACGCTCAACGCGCTGTACCTATGGGAACACCACCAACAGAAGTTCAGCGTCCTGTGCCTGGGACATTAGGTTCGTTGACTCGACCAACAGAACGACCGATGGAACCAATTACCGCTGGCGCACCGTTCGGTGCAGGCATGGGTCCAGTCGCAGCGGGCATCCCGCAACCATCAGGTGATAACGCTTTAGAGGAACTGCGAATGATTTACCAAATGTTCCCTAACGATGATCTAGCGGATTTGATTGACTCATACACCCGTGATGGTTTGTAATGCCATCATCATTTATTGATGCTGTTTCTGAACAGCGAATCAACGATTACATAACCAACAGGGATCAGCAACACGCGCTATACAAAACCAATGCGACTCCGCAGATGTCGCAGGCTGCTGCAAAGATTTATCGCAATAGTCCGTGGCTTACCCCAGGTCAGGTGTTGGCTTTGGCTAAAGGTAATGCTTCACCGCAAGCCGTTGAACTTGCTTCGCAAGCACAATCAAATCTTGTCCCTAAGATTCTTGACCCACAGAAACCTAAGAAGCAATCTTGGTTTGAACGCAACGTGTACGGCAGGGTTAAAGAAACTGCTCGTTGGGGTTTCGCGTCTTTGCAGTTCGCACCCGAAATGGCACAAAACGTGGCATCACAAATCTTTTCGGAAAACGATCCTGCTGGATGGGACGGCTGGTTCAAGTCAACCAACTTAGGAACAATGGTTGCCAACTCTGATGAGGCTGGAACAGGTTGGTTTGTTGGTGGCACAGCAGAAGAAAAACAAGCTGAACGCGCTCGACAATTCCGTGGCACAATCAACGGTAGTGCTTGGACTATTGGGCGTGGTGCAGCCGCAGGAGTATTCAAACCTGGGTCAGTTCAATACAATGTGCTGTCAGGTTTCTTGGATGCTGCAATTAACGTCGTTGCTGACCCAACGGTTGTTGGTGGAAAACTTATTGCTCCGGTAAAGGGTTCAAAGGCTGCGATCAAAGGTTTGCAAACTGCTGAGGAAATAGCGGCTGCAACAAAGATCGCTAACTCAGGTACACGCGCTTTGGCTGGTCTGTCGGCTGCTGAAGAAATAGCGTTTGATTCATCAAAGTTTATGAAGTTTATGAAAACGGATCGTCGTGCCGTTCGCCTTGTTGAAACACTTGCTGATCCAGCAAACGATGACCCATACAAGATCATGCGTGATGTGTTTGATTTCAAGATTGACATGGACACAGCGAAGGCTCTTGCTAATGCTGGATCAAAAGATCAGATTTATGCTTTGCTTGGCGAGCAGTCAGCGATCTTGGACAATGTTTCAAAAGGCATTATGCCTATGGATATTCGAGATATTCGTGGAGCAAAATGGGGAACAGTCACCAAAGAGCGCATCCCCCTTTACAACAACTTTAGGCAGTCACGTTTGCTGACAGAGGTCCCTGACAGCTTGGTGATCCACGGCTCTAGCGCAGACCGTGTTAAAGCAGTAAAGGACTACGGCAACTACCTGAACACGATTAAGGGTGGATTTACCGATACTCCTGAAGGAACAAAGTTGATGCGTCAAATCTTTGATGCTTACTCAGATACCTCTAAAGCTGGTGTAGACGCTGCGCGTGACGCTTTTGACGCAACAGTAAGAACGCTAATGGAAGCAGAAGGTGCTGATCCTTTCCTTGTCAATGAAGTTTTTAAGAAGGTTCTTCAGAACATTGATGAAACCAAAGCATATTTTGTTGATGAAGCCGGTGACGCTACCGACGCTGGATTCGTGCAACAACTAATCAATAGTGGCGTTATTGATAAAACCCAATTCGGTAATCTGACTCCACAACAAATCGAACAATTCAGGCTCGTTGGACCTGGATCCATCGTTGAGTTGTTGAACTCAGCCCATGTTCTTCCTGATATTCGCGCTGTCCGTCGGATCACCGCAAACCCTGTGATTAAGAGAGCCGTATCGCGGGCAAAAGATGGCGATCAACGTGCCGCCGTGGAGATTGCAGACTATTTGCAGAACAAGATTTGGAAGCCGATCACGCTTGCTACTGGCGGTTACATCATGCGAAATATGTTTGATGCCCAAGTGCGTATGGCGACTATCGGAAAAGATGGTTTCTTTAACCATCCTTTGCGTTATATCCAGTGGGCGATGAACGAAAAGGGTGCGGAGCGGATCATTGGTCGCGATTTTGATGATTTCATCACATCAACTGTGAGTGGTTTTGATGATGCAACGGACTACTACGCAGAAGCGATGAAAATCTCGTTGGGCAAAAGTTTGGATGATGTTGTTCCGTCACAGATTCGTTTGGTCAAGAATGGTTCATACAAGATCGTTAGCCAAATGTCGGAACCTGAATTATGGGTGAACGGTTTGCGTGATGAGATTATCCAAATATCTAAGGACACGTTAGAGAACGCTGTAGCCAAAGGCATATCAACAGATGATCTAATCACCTATTTGCGTACTGATCCAAAGGGTCGTGAAGCATTGAAACAGATTGAGGACTATCTGCGTGGTGGGGTAAACCTTGCTAAAGAAAGCGGTTATTCGCAAAAGGTCAAGATCACCAACGTTACTGACGATGTGCTGAAAGAATGGATTGACCGTCTTGCTAGGGGTCGTGTGCTTGTTAAGACTGGTGGCGACGAAGAACTAATGATGGCTATTGCCTATAAGCGTGTTCCTCTAGCGGATACGTTTGACAATGGTTTCAAGATAATTGACCCTAAGACCGTGGAACTTGACGGTGTGGCAAGAACTGTTCTCGATGGCCCACAAACACCAGGTCGAGGTTCATTGATTGACATGGGTGTTGACCCAAAAACTAAAGAACAGATATATGCGGTTGTCACGAACGAGTCTGGTGGTAGGTGGCAGTTGCAGCGTGTTTCAACAAATCAGTTCACGGGCGTGGGTGTTGAGGCAGATGAGTTGGCGCGTGGTCGAACAGAGTTGACCAAGATGATTCAGGACAAGAGAAGTGTTCCAAATAATCTTCCAGCAAAAGTGAAATTCGCTGAACGCAACGTGGTTGATGAGGCTAAGAATCCTTTGGACAAGATGCTGCGTCGAGGAACAGACTGGTTCTTCCACCAAATCTATGAAAGCAAAGTGGTCAACAAGCTTGAACGATCACCTGTTTACCGCCAGTTTTACTATGAGCAGGTAGCAAAAAACGTTGACAGTCTCACCCCTGCTGAAGCAAAAAAGTTGATCCAAGACATTGTTGACAATGCTGCTGCTATCGAGATGAAACCAGCAAACTATGTTGGCAGTAAAGCGAACTGGAAGCAGATACAAGAACTTGCTAAACAGGCAAACGGTACTGGAACGATCAAAGACCTTGACGATTATGCAGGTTTAAGCGCACTTAACTCAACGAAGGAAGCGTTGTTTAACGCAACCGAGCGTAACAACCTTGAAGATATTATGCGTATCGTTATCCCGTTTGGTGCTGCATGGCGTGAAGTTGTTGGCACATACGCCAAATTCTTGGTTGAGGACCCTACCCGTATCCGTCGCGCACAACTCTTATTCAAGGGTGCAACAGACTTTGATCCGGATGGAAACGGTCGAGGATTCTTCTACAAAGACCCAACCACAAAACAATATTCGTTCAACTTCCCTCTATCCGGTGAACTAGCGAAACTTGCTACTGGCATTAACGCACCGTTGCAGGGAACTGTGAAACGTGTATCTGTTGGTCTGGACTGGCATCCAGCGTTAGGCCCTGTCGGTCAGATCGCTGCCGACAAGATCATTCCTGATACACCAAAGTTTGATGGAATTGTCAGCATCCTTATGCCTTATGGTCGTGGGACAACAGCATCGTTGCTCCCTTCATGGGCGAAAAAACTTCAGTCCGCGATTGAAGCAGACCCATCAAAACTAGAAGGTATCTACGGGAACACCTATATCGACACGATGCGGGCGTTGGCTGCTTCAGGGGACTACAACCTAGACACCCCTGAAGGTCAAGAAGAACTGATGTCTGACGCTAAAGGCAAGGCACGTATTTTGACTGCGATGCGAGCCATCGGACAGTTCATCGGACCTACCGCACCTGGCACAGAGTTTGAAGTACCTGTCAAAGATGGCGACATCATGGCATCACAACTCATCCAAGAGTTCTACAAATTGCAAGCAGATAACTATGACACCGCTGTTAGCGAGTTTTTGCGTATTTATGGTGAGGATGCGTTGTTATACCTGTCGTCTAAGTCACAGGCAACTGTTGAAGGTTTGGAAGCCACCAAAGAGTTCGGTGATTGGGAACGAACCAATGGCGATGTCATCAAGGCTTACCCTGATGTTGCGGCGTTCTTCGCTCCTGGTGGATCAGACTTTGACTTCCAAGTGTGGCAACGCCAAATCAAGAGTGGCAAGCGTGTTCGGTTGACTGACAGGCAGGTTATTGAGCAAGCCCAATACCGTTTGGCTTCATCGCAATATAAGGCTTATCGCGCACAGGTCGGGGCATATCCGAACGAGGAGCAACGAGCATGGCTCAAAGGCATCCGTGTTGAGTTGAACAAGAAGTATCCAGGTTTCCCTGTTGTTCCTGTGTTCACGGTGGGTGAGTTTGAAAAGAAAGTTGTCCAAATGAAAGACGCTATTGCTGACCCGCGTCTAAAGGACAACGATGTGGCTAAAGCCGTAAGTACTTATTTCGGTTATCGAGATCAGGTTCTTTCACAGTGGATCGCTGCTGGTGGATCGGCGCAAGGTTTGGCTACATCTAAGTCCGCTGAGCCGTTGCGAGGCTACTTGACTAGCATTGGTGATGCGCTTGCCGTACAAGTTCCAGATTTCGGGCGTGTTTGGGAACGTGAATTACTATCTGAGGTAGACCAATGAGTGACACATCAAACCAAGCACAGCCAGTAGCACCTGTTAATCCTGATCCGTTGGGCGTGGGGCCTGCACCAGTCGTCGTGGCTGGTGGTAGCAACAATCAACCGATTCCGCGTGAGGTCACGGGTGTTGCTCCGGCTATTAGGTCACAGGTTCCGTTGACACAACGAACCACTACAGGTAAGTACCTGTATTCGGGAACGTATCTTGCTAACGCACAAGGTCAGGTCTATCGTGCTGCATATAACCCTATAAATGATCCTCTTGCTGAGTTAGCAAAACTTAATTCAACTGAACGGTTGGGGTTATTGACCGAACTGTATCAGCGCGGTTTTTACGACGGGCAGGGCAAACCTTCAGAAAACGGAGATTCCCCTCTCGACACTAAAGCGATGCAAGAGTTTCTTCTGACAGCCAACACATACGGATATGACTGGCAAACCTCTTTGAACTTTGTGCGCCAAGAGTTCCCTGTCAGGGGTGGCGGTGGTTCACGCCGCAAGGCAACATCATCAGTCGATTTGGGTAGAGCATTACAGGATGAGTCATTCGCCATGTTGGGTCGCAAACTCAGCAAAGAAGAACTGCAACAAGCGATTCGTTCTGTTCAATCAAAAGAAGTTTCAACCGATACTTCTACGAGTACTCTTGTTCAGATGGCCCCACAGCAAGCTGACCCTACACAAGCTCAGGCTTACGGGTTTACTCGCGCTGCTGACATAGTTTCTCAAATGCTTAGGAATGGTGGATAATGAGTGACTCAGGTTTAGAAATTAGTGGTTCGGAGTATTCAGCCAGCCTGATGTTTGCTGGCAACCAGGTTCCACCACCACCTACCGAGCGAACTTCTGCCGAAATTGAACAGGAACTAAAAGAAGTCAAAGCCTTGTTCAAGGACTTGGAGAAAGGTTTTGGGAAAACAACACTTGCTTCTTTCCCTACTTTGTCTGCATTTGAGTCCGCTAAGGCACAGGCGTACACGCTTATCAATGAGACTTTGCCAGCCGAACTCAAAGAACGTAAAGATTGGGATAAAAGGTATCGCGTTAAAGTCGCAGGGCTTTTCGGTACTGGTGTCAATGAATACACCGTTCTTTCCGCTGATGATGTGTATCAGTATCAGCAGTTGTATAAGGCTGCAACAGACCCTAATGATCCTGAACTCAAAGCGTATGATGCTGCTGTAAAAGCCGTTAACGATTTGCGTAACAAGATCAACACTCCTGGCAGTAAAGAATCAAAACTACCACCGCAGGAACAGCAACTTCTAATTGCTTCAAAGTTAAAAGAAGTTCAACCATTGATTACTCCGCGTGTAATCGAATTGCGTTCACAAAACATTCCTCTTGAAGTTGACAAGTCTGGTCGAACTCTAAGGTCAACAAGTTTCCCGTTGGTCGGTCAGATTGATACGCAAATCAATCGTGCGATTAACGAAGGTGTCCGTATCGCTGAACGTGTTTATGGAACTCGCAAGCCGACAGCAACTTTGTATGGTCAGCCAGCAGAACTAACAACCGTTCGCGATCAACAACAGACAGCACAACTTACAGAGTTCATGGATCGTGCAAACACCTTGCGTGGTCAAACACCTTCGCAGGCTGGAGCGCAACCAATCACCTACACGCAACAACCAGCCACTACTGGAGGTCAACCTGCTTCTGCAACTGTTACACCTACGGGTGCTTCACAGCGGGCTATTAACGCTCAGGCTCAACGCTTTGCAGCTATGGCTGGACAAACCCCACCACCACCTCCAGGTGGAGGCGCGGGTGCTGGAGCGGGTGCTGGAGCAGGCGCAGGCGGTGCTGGTGGAGGCGCGGGAGCAGGTCGCGTCGGAGCAGGTGGAACCATCGGTGGTGGCACAGCAGAAACACCAAATTTCAAAGTCGGCGACTGGCAAGCAGTATTGCAAGATCAGTTCCCTGGCTACTCAAAAGATTGGTTGGCTTCTAACGCCACAACTCATTTTGGTCAGGACATGATTAACCTGATGATCGAGGCTGCGAAGCCAAACGGCAGGTTCATGGGTTTAACGACCGATGCTTCGGTTGCTGCGTTTCAGAAAGCAATCAAACAAACTACTTATTGGCAGACCACTGAAACTGCCGCAAAGAACTTTGACCAAGCAATCGGTGTTGACCGTGAACGGATCATCAACAACAAGAAACTAGAGATCGCTAACTCGTATGGTGATGTGTCATTTGATGATGCAACTTTGACCCAACTTGCGACTAATGCTGCACGTTTAGGTTTGACTGGTTTGGGTTTGCAACAGGCTGTTTATGCTGGTGCGTTGAAGCCTGGTGCTGGTGGCGCACAGACAGCGTTGGCTAGTCGAGTGTTGCAGGGTGCTGACGCTGACCGTATTCGCAGTATTGGTCGTGCATGGAACACCAAGATTTCTGACAGTCAGGTGCAAGCAATTTTGACTGGTAAGGCTGATCCTGCTACTGGCATTGTGTTGACTGAGGATGGTTTGCGTGAACAGTTGCAAGCGAAGTGGAAGGGTGCTATGCCTCATCTGCGCGATCAGTTTGATGCTGGTTTGACTTTGGATCAGATTGGTTCTTCGTATAAGACTTATGCTTCACAGTTGTTGGAGAAGCCTGAAGATCAGATCAATATGTTTGAGGGGCCGTATTTGCAGGCGTTTGATAATGGTCAGGGTGGTCAGTTGTCGTTGTCTCAGTGGATTGAGAAGGTTAAGACTGATGACCGTTTCGGTTGGCAGTACACGAAGCAGGCTAATCAGCAGGCTACGGATGTTGCTTTGACTTTGGCTAGAGCATTTGGAAAGGTCGGCTGATGAGCGATATTTTTGGTGGTATTCAGGGGCGCATGGAAGCAAGGGACGCTGCTATGTCCCCTACTGCGGATCAACTTCAGGAACAGTTCAATACTTTCTACGATTTCCGAAACAGTTTGCTGAACCCCACACAACCAACCGGTACCGGTGGTGAAGATGAAGAAGATGAAATCGCTCGACAGATGCGATTGGATCGAGAGTTTGCTCAACAACAAGCTGCTTTGCAGACAGCGCAACGCCGTCAGGACGCTCGCACCACGATGGCATCAGTTCTTGCCACTTACGGTTTGGGTGACTTGTCTGATTATGTTTACACGGAAATCATCGCTAAAGAAACTGTCAACATCAACAACCCTGACGCAATCATTTTCGCTATCCGTGAACAGCCTGCCTACCAAAAGCGGTTTGCGGGTAATGCTGCACGTCTGAAGAAGGGGTTGTCAGAACTTGACCCTGCTTCATATATCGGGTTGGAAAACCAGTTCCGTCAAACCCTCCAGGCGAACGGTTTGCCAGCCAACTTCTATGACCAAACAGACGACTTCCAAGCTTTGATCGAGGGTGACGTTTCCCCATCGGAACTAAACGAGCGTGTCCAGCAGGGTTATCGTGCTGTCGCTGACGCTGATCCAGCAGTCAAAGAACAGATGAAGAACCTGTATGGCATTGGTGAAAGTGAACTAGCCGCATATTTCCTTGACCCACAGCGCACAGCCCCACTACTCACCCGCCAAGCACAAGCCGCCAACATCGCAGCCCGTGGACTAGAGCAAGGTGGTATTCAGTTGACTGGTGCGTTCGCTGAGGACTTGGCTCGACGCGGAATTACTGAACAGCAGGCTCGCGCAGGGTTCGCTGAAGTCGGTGCTTTAGGCGAACTACGACAGACTTTCGCTGGTGAGACTGCACTATCCGGTGAACAACTGGCAGGTGCGGCGTTCGGGATTGATGTCGCCGCGCAACAAGAGTTGGAGCGTAAACGTCGTCAGCGTGTTGGTGAGTTCGCTGGTGGCGGATCATTTGCTCGGACAACTGGTGAAACATCAGGCTCTACTTCTATAGGTGTTGGTAAAGCGCAATAGCATACTTGACACTGTCAAGTGAGGTGGTGTGTGTATACTGTTAATGTTCGGTTACGAACACCATTGGAAACCCCCCGATTTCAATGTGCAAAAGGGGTGAGACTTGCAGCCATCACGTAACCTCCAGCGTGATGTGGGCAGAAGGAGTGGGTCATGTCAGATGCAAACTACGAGTTTGAGGATGATGTAATGCAAGACCAGCAGCAATCGAAGGACCCTGTGCGGGCGCACCTGCGAAAGCTTGAAGCCGAGAATAAGGCTTTACGCGAGCAGGCAGCATCAGCAGAGGCAGCCCGACGAGAACTTAACTTCGTGAAAGCGGGCGTAGACCCGAACGATCCGAAGTACAAGTATTTCGTTAAAGGCTACGACGGTGAATTAACACCGGAGGCGATTCGACAAGCAGCAGAAGAAGCAAGTCTCATACCTAGCCAGAACAAGGAAGTGGTTGCTGAACAGCAGTCATGGAATCGGGTGGCACAGGCAGCGCGAGCTGGACAGACGAGCGAACCTCCTGTTGATTACGCTCAACGTATTGCACAAGCAAAATCCCCTGATGAAGTGATGCAACTGCTGGCCCAGGCGAGAGCCGAAGCAGAAAAATACTAATCACTCCCCATTGGATTCACATTCTTTGGGGCTACCCCTAAAGGAAAAGACAAATGTCTTATACCCAACAAAGTTCGGTTGATACCGACCAGGCAGCGTATGATCGTTTGGCGTATTTCGCCCTCCGTTCAGAACTCTTGTTCGACCAAGCAGCCGATGTTCAACCAACCAACCAGTCAATGCCTGGTTCTTCGGTAATCTTCACGATTTTCGCAGACCTCGCAGAAGCAACCAGCACACTTGCTGAAACCACTGACGTTACACCTGTAGCGATGAGTGACAGCCAAGTGACTGTAACCCTTGCCGAATACGGCAACACCATCAACACCACCGCAAAGCTCCGTGGAACTTCGTTCTTGGACATTGATGCAGCAGCAGCGAACCTTATCGGTTACAACGCTGGTGACTCAATCGACAAGGTTGTTCGCGACGTTCTTGCTGGCGGTGACAACGTTGCCTACGGTGGCGGTGGATCATCTGATCCTTCAAGCCGTGTAACGGTTCAGGCTGAGGACATCATTGAAGCCAACGACATCCGTAAGCAGACTGCTGCTCTACGTGCTGCAAACGTTGCAACCTTCAACGGTTACTACATGGGTTACATTCACCCAGACGTTTCCTATGACCTTCGCCGTGAAACCGGTGCAGCATCATGGAACGCCCCACACGTTGCTGTAGACACAGCAAACATCTACAACGGTGAGATCGGAACCTTTGAATCAGTACGATTCATT